ATTTCCTGAAGCATGGGAACCGCCCGATGTTAAGCCACCCTCTTCAAATTCAATAGAGTTTAAAGCCATCTTTCCAAGCTGTCCAAGTGCAATAATTGGCCCGATTGTCAATAATGTCGCCCCGAAACTCATAGGTGCACCCGCCTGAGCCTTTGCAACCTCAAAAGCTACGTATAAATCAATAAGATTGATTAGTGAGTCTCTAAGGGATTCGGCTATACTTTTGTTTGCTTTTTCAGAACCTAAAACCAAAACACCAAATAAATCCCCAAACCCTTTAGCTGTCGCAATAGCCGAATTTTCATAAAATTCCTGCGTTAAGGATTGTATTTCCATTTCTTGCTCATACCTTAACCAATCAGCCTCTGAAATGGCCCGATTTTTGGCTTTATTAACTTCTACCTCGTGATCGGCTATATCTTCTTGGTTTTGCTTTAATATCTCTGCTGTGGCTATTGCTGAATCTTGTTTTCTTAGTTCAATATCCTCAAAACCTGTTAATGATTTTTCTAGGTTGTCTATATCTGAAGTATCCTCTTCAGTTCCTAGCTCTTTAAGCTTTTTGAAACCGTCTTTAATCGTGCCAAAAAAATCTTTTAAATGAGTCAGTTGTTTCTGACCTAACTGACTTTCAACGATACCAAACATTTCACTTAAAAGCCTAACATCACTATGCTTCATTTGCGATAAACCGCTTTCTATTCCTGAAAGGTGACTTTTTAATAAGTTAAATTTTTCTAGCAATTCAGCTTCTGTTAAACCCTCAAACATATCTTTTGTTTGTTTTCCTGCTTTTGTGACAAGGTTAAAATCATCAAACAAGGCTTGTATTTTGTCTCTTTCTGCTATTTCATCAAAAAACGGCTTTGCTGCCTTATACAACCCACCTATAACGCCTGTTAATTTTTTTATAACTGGTGTAACAGCAAGAGTAATAATGTTTTTTAAAGCTAGCATTTCCTTATTGAATTTAAGTTGTGCCTCTTGTGCTTCAGAAATCTGATCTTCTACACCTGCAAGGCCTTTATTTACATCTGCTAAACTTAATAAGAATTTACCAGTGTCTTCACCCGCACCTCTAAAAACAGTAGCTAAAATCTCCCTTGTTTTTTGAGATCCAAGACCCAAATCTTTCATTTTTTGCGTAACTTCTTGCAGTACATCAAATACAGTCTTTTCTCCTCTAGCAATTTCATTTGTGATTCTTGAACCAACTAGACCAATGCCTTTTAAAGCTTTTACGACTGCGGGTGTCATTTCTGTTATCTGTAAATTAAACTCTTTTACTGAGTCAACCGCTTTATCGTTAAAAACCCCTTCTTGAATCGCTCTTGCTGATATTGCTAGAAATTCATCAGCCGTTACACCAATTTGTGAAAACTGACTTGAATATTCTCTTGCTTGCTCTAGTATTTCGTCGAACTGATCAGGCACTTTAGAGGCTGTCTTTTCGAGTAATGCAATAGCTTCTGATCCACTTATTCCAAACTCTTTTACAAGAGCTGTAGATGCTTTTATTTGGGCATTAAAATCAACTCCGAAAGTTTCAGATAATGCTTCCATTGTGTTATTTAGGTTTTCAGCTTCTGTTCTTGTAGTTTTCAATCTTTTTTGAATCAATGTAGTATTTTTGTCAAATGTTACAACCGCTTTTGATACCGCTTGAATACCTGAATAAACTTTTTTAACAACTTCTAGTGTTTGATTTAAAGCTATGTTGAACTTCCCAACCCCCGCAAACATATCTTTAAAAGATCGCTTGTTTTTTTTAGTGGATGTTGTTACAACTTTTTCAAGCTTTTTAACATTAACCCCACCCTTTTTTAGGGCTTCAATAAAATCCTTGTTGTTTAGATCAAGCGTGTATGTAAGTTTATTATCTGCCATTTAAGCCCCGATCTTTTGAGATTTAACCATGTTGAGTAAAAATCTGCATAAAATCCCAAGCTTGAAGTTGTTTGTTATCTTACCATTTACAACGTCACCACAGACAAGATCAAAAAGCTCATTAAAAGAATCTTGCTTACTCTCAACTAAAGATAGCAATCTTGATTCAACTTCTATGGCTTCAGATTTGGGATCTTCTAGTTTTTCCAGTATCTCACAAAAAGTCAACCCATCAGGGCCGACTAGTTTTTTATTTAAAATGTCTTGTATTTTTTCAAGTTTTTTGATTTCTTCTATTTGGTCTTTCAAGACTTAATCCTTTGCTTAGATAGCTATAAAATTTAAAAAGGGTTAAAACTATATCTCTTTTGTTTATTAAATGAATCGTGTCACCCTGACTCAACAATTCTTTTCTAATACTATCATAATATCTCAAGTTGTTTGTGACATCTATATTAAAACTGTAAAACTCATAAAAATAATGATTAAACTTTTGCCCTCTTGACAAGGTTTTTGTCATCTCTTGAGTTCTATATTTACCTTCTCTCTGTAATTTCCGAATCTGTATATCTGACATACATTCACCAATAATAAAACTACTTGCTGAATGCAACCTGCAACTGTCACTTAAAAAATTAACGATCTTTAAAACGTGTAAATAGAGTAAAAAAAGATCAAAAATAATATTATAATCATGCTTGATTTTTAACTGAATGGATAACTTTTTCATAAAATAATAATGTAGGTCAAAATATGAACGTGTAAGTTTTTCATAGTCTATTAAATCAAGTTCCCCCTGAAACATTAGAGAGCAAAATTCTAACGTTTCAAGAGAAAAGTCAAAACTAAAAAGATCATACTTAGAGCAGAATCTTTTTAGCTGGTTGTCGTATTCATTATAAAACTCAATCTGTTCTTCTTGGTTCATAAATTTCCTATTAAGCTAAAACAATTTCTCTAGCGGCTAAAGTATCAGCACTTGCTTTAACATTTTTAGCGAAATCCATAGGAATTTGCATTTCTGCCCCGTCAACTGGATTCATCGCAAAGTTTAATTTCATCTGATGAGAAATCAATATTTCATCACCTGCAATAACTGTTAAATCTTGGGTGTCCGGATCGACTATTGCATCAGGATCACCAATTAAGCCAACTAATATACATTTTTTACCATTAAAGGCTGTTTTTAGCGTTTTGTATTCATCTGCTGTTTGACTCAAAACTTGCCATTCACCAGAGATATCTATAGACTGAACAACACTATTACCTTCAGTAGTGTTTTCTGAACGGTTTTTGCTAGGGTTGAATCCTGCACCAGTTAATACGTCAATTTTAGTTGTATTTTCTGCTGTGTCTGCGATGTATGCGTTAATAACCGCCGCTGTGTAATCTGCGGGTAAATCTGTAGCATCTTTAATTGCCCACGTAATTTTTAATGACTCTCTATTTCCTGTATTTAATGTTGCTTTTGCCATCTTTTAAACTCCTATAGTTTAATTTGAAAATCTACAAATTTTGTATTTGTTTCTTGATTCATTCCATCCCAGAGATCAATCTCTCCGGTTTGAACGCCTGCTATTCTGTTAAATATTAGTTCTAAGTCTATAGTTAACTCTTCTCTTGTTGCACTTTCTGAACCACCTATACAACTATAATTGATTCCCATTTCAATATCAAATAGAATATCATATTTATTGTAGCAATTAGTTGTTGTATTTGATAAAACATGATGACCTATTGCTTTAAAAAAAGGACTCTTATAGCCGTCTCTTTTGTTTTCAGAATAGAAATTGTATTTGCTCGAAAAAAGAGCGTTTATTTTGCTTTCTAATAAATCTGTTTTAGTTTTTAATTTACTCATCAAAAGCCTTTTTTATTGCTTCTTGTAGTTCATTTAAAAATAGTTCGTTTCCTGCTTTAAATCCGTCTCTATAATAAAATTTACCTTTAATTCCGTTTGCCTTAATAGCACCCCCGATAATAAAAGCCAAAGCCTTAATTCTTTTTTTTTGGTTGCTCCCAAGTTCTTTTTTTAAGTCCATATGGCCCAAGCTAACCTTTTTTCTTACCCACTTCTCCAGAGCTTCCATATTTGGCCACTTGCCTTTTTTACGGCCGAACTCTTGTACTTTCCCGTAAGCGTAGCCCTTACTTTTTGCGTTACTTCCAAAAGATAATGATCTATTATTTCTTGATTTTGTTAGCTTTGGGTTTGTGTTGTTGCTTAGCCTTCCACTTGCATAGTTATTGTTTTTATCTTGTAGTTCTAGAGTCGTAGCCTTCATCTTGATACCGGCTCGTGTCATAACTTTTTCAACCGCTTTATTAAGCTTGATTATAGCTTTTTGTGTCGCTTCGTTGAATTGTTCATTTAAAGATTTTTGCTTCATTATATCGGCCTTGGAAAGTATATTCTTGCCATTAAATCATCGCCATTTTCTAGCAACTCTTTTTTGAATCCCAGCAGCGACTTGACACCATATGTTTCATTGTCTCCCTTTCCTAGTTGAGAAGATTTCACTAGAATTTTACACTCTTTTATTTGCTGTAAAGTGAATCTTGAAAACGCACATATATACCAACCTAAAGCACTTTCGAAAATTTGTCTCTCTTCATTTAGAAAAGTTATTGATTCATTAAAATATTTGGCTTTTATGAGTATAGTATTATTAACCGTGTCAACCTTCAGAATATTATAGAAGCCGGCATAATTACCGGCCTCTACTTCTATCTCATAACCAAAATACAAATGCTTTATAACTATTGAATCAAGCTCCACTAAAACACAATCCCCTTGCTCCTCAACTGAGACAGAGTTAAATGAGTCAGGAACAAGCTTGTTTTTCTTATACTTACCGTATTTACTTCTAAAAATAGTTGTTGCTGGTTGCTCTGCATTGTTAATATATGGTTGAGCATCTACATTTTCAGGAAAATATAAGTAAGTTTTTGCTAGTGTTAAAGCTTCAATTATCATATTTAGGCCGTCTGGTCAAAAGCTACTGCAACCTTGTCAAATGTACCGAACTGAAGATTCCAGAACATAGCAATTTGGTAGACTAAAGAAATCGGAGTTTTTATAAGCTCAGTTGATTTATTGAACTTCGCAACGTTAATCACTTTAATCATATTATCCAAAGGACACGCAATAATAGTCCCTTCGCTAATATATGGGGTGGCTACAACCGGCCTGCCGTTGAATTTTAGAACTGGTGCTTCCGTTACCAACTCTTTTGTGCTATAAGATGTAGTGTCGCCTATTTCATCAGCGTATTTGTCGTAATCCACTGTATTCATAAAATAAGTTACTTTTTTTCTCCACTTTATTCTTTGAACATTCCTTAAAGCTCTTAATGATTCAAGATAAGTTGTGTGACCGTCTGTGTCTACTGTCCTAACCTCGTCAATTGCAGTCGTTATAGGTTGTGTTCCAGTTGCTAAATTTGCTTTTGCGTTTACTTCAAATCCATATGGTTCTTCTGTCCCGTTGTCACCACTCCACATTTTATCTTCTAAATCATCACTAAAACTTTCTTGGAATTGGCCGTCTACTTTTTTGCTAAACCCCGTAGCACTTCTGCCTATTCGGGCCATGTTTGCGATTTGGTCGTATTGTAAACTTAAGGCAAAATAGGCCTCTTTACATAAGACTGAAAGGCCGTTATTTCCTTTTTCCACTCCTGAAATGTCTGTTCCTGCTCTTAATGCTGCGGCTGCGGTCACCGCACCAGCACGGCCAAACATAACACCTTTGTTTAAAACGCTTGACATTTTTATGTCGTTTTGAAAAACCGTAATTGTTTTAATTTTGTTGAAAATATCTGCATTACCACCGATACCATCAAAAACAACTTGAGCTTCAGCGGGTAACAAGACACCTCCGACTTCGTAATCTGTAGCGGCTTTTTTTAAGTCTACCCCTTCAGAGCAGGCTTTAGCTATATTATACAACGAGTCTCTTTTTGCCATTTCTATATTCCTTTATTTAGTTTTAGTGATAAGAAACTTCTTCTGTTTTTTCTATTACGACCTCTTCTCCATCTTTTCCAGCATCAGACTTCACTATTCTTTTTTTTAACTCTTCAACTGTCTTTTTTAGCTCTGTAATTTCCTTTACTGAATCACTTTTTGCTATTGCTTCTTGCTCTTTTTCCTTTTCTGCTTTAAACACTGCTGAGACCGTTTTTGTAACTAAACTTACAATATCTTTCTCTTCCATCTTTTGCCCCTTTTTAATTTTTGATTCATTTTCTCTTTTTCTCTTTTTGAGTCTGAATTTATCTGTTAATTCATTTATAGAAGTGTTTAGCTGGTTAAGATTTATGTCAATGTTGCCAACTATATCATCTTGATTCATATCGCTTTTAAAGATCTCTTTCACAATATCGTTGAATTGTGAAGTTATATTTTCAACACTTAATAGTGAATCGCTTTTTTCTACCTCTTCCAGCACTGCTTGACCTGCCATTGAAAAGCCTGTAATCTCATTGTTATCAATAGCCTTTTTAATATCAATATCAACTATTTCAACCGAACCAACCCAAGAACCCTTTTTTATATCCTGACCGTTTATAATATCATCTTTTTCCGTGATATAAGATTCAACTATAGAGTTCTTAGTAATCTTGTCGTTATGTTCAATATCAACTGTCAAACCACCTTTTAACGCTGAATGAGCCATTTTCTGAATATCTTCAACGCTCATTTTGTGGCCGTGGGTGTCGTATATTTCAGGCTCATAAATAACACCCTTTACAATTGACCAATCTTTCTTGTCACTCTTCATAATCTTAAAATCAAGCTTTTCTGACTCTGATTTTTTAAGAAAGAATTTCTTTCTATTTGCTCCTCTCTTGACTAGAGATATCTTATCAATAAGAGCATTTTTAATGCTGAATAGCTTATTTTGATTCATTTTAAAACTTTCCTTTTTCTTAAGATAATAAAAAAAACGTATTTTCTCAACTCAAAACCTATCTATTATATTTTTTAATCCTTTTTGAATCTTCAATAAGTCTTCTTCAGAAATAAACTCTAATTCTGTATAGATCCTAAAATGTTCCCCGCCTATGACATACTGAACATAAATACAATCATTACAACAATCACAGTATTTTGTTATCTCGATGGTCCCATCCCCAGAAGGGGCGGGACCTATAGTCCCGTCTTGGATATCCTGAATGACATTTGCTGAATTTACACTGGTTAGTTCACCGATAAATGAGCCAATAATATCACCTTTAAATTCTAGATCTGAATCACCAATTTTAGTATATTTCATTAGAAGTTTTCTCCTGTGATCTTTATACCTCTAACAATTCCACTTACCCCGACCGCTGTTAATGCTCTTGCTCTTGCGGATGGAGCTATAGATCCTTGAGCTTTCCATTTACCCGCTGTGCCAGATGGCTGGATATAATTTCCAATACTGACAGCAGTTGAACAATCGTACTCAGAAATCGAACCATAAATCACTATTTCATCATTTTGCGAACCACCCTCAAAAACTGGAAGTAATGCCTCAATGTTATTATCCACTGTATTCAGTATAACACTATTAGCGTTTCCTGAATCGACTATAACGACCTCTCCAGCTGTTACCGCCGTTACTGATCTATGTGTTAGTCTAACCATGCCTTCAGCTAACCATTTTGAGCCGTCAAAGCGAAACTCTTTTGATACTGTACTGTTCCAACATTTATCAGACTCTGCCATTCCTGTTAATGCCCACATTTGAGCCGTTGTTTTCGACCCGTGATATTGGACGCCGTTTATTGAACCACTTATTAAAACATTCCCAACAACCTCTAGTTTCTCACTAGGGCTTGTCTTATTTATCCCGACATTGCCACCTGTAAAATAAGAGTCTCCGCCTGAATCTAATTTATTTTTTAATGCGCCTGTAGAGTCATTCATGTATAACTGCGAATTAGACGAGCCATCATTCCATAAGCTAAATATATCATTTCCTAAAGTGTTTTTTACTCTGAATGTTTTTTCGCCGGGACTTGAGCTTTCTATTGTCTGCATATTTGTAAAAGGATTTGCTTGATCTAAATAAGCAATATTACTTGAATCTGTTAAGTTGCTACTTGCAATCGTGGTCGTATCAAATATACTTGTTGCGTTATTCCAAATTGCAAATTGTCCATCATTTGGAGTATCTTCTCGACCTGCTAGGGCAACAGTATTACCAATGTCTCCAACTCTTGCCGTTCCTGCGTTGTTGATAACAATTTGACCATCATTAACACCGTCGTATAAATGAGCCTGTATTCCTGTATAGACTCCAGCTCCAAGCCCTGCAACTGCATCATATCTAGTTTCAAGTAAATTGTCTGAAACTTGAACCGTTTGAGATTGAACTAGTGTTTCCACGTCAAGAGTACCGGTTACTGTTAGATTTGCTAAAACTGGTGAGTCAGTGAATACAAGGTCAGTTTCTCCAGCGTTTACCTCAGGTATTTTATGTGCATTTCCTGTAAATGTTGGATCCGTATCCGTTAATTGTAGATAGGTAGTAGCACCCGCAGAACCGCCACCGCCAAACAAAATATTTGTCTCTGTTTTGTCTACAATACTATAGATTGATTTAACTCCACTATTATCTACAATATTAACTGCTGAACTGAATATTAAAACCCCTTTTGTATCTGCTGGTTGTTGGTATACTGCGTAGCGATTCAGGTCTTTTTCTGCATCTGCTGGGGCTGTTTTTGAATATGTTCCAGTTGGAAAATTAGCAAGTAATTGAGGTTTTTCTGTTCCTTTATTTGCAATAATAGAGACAACAACGGTATAACTTTTGTTTGTTAATGAACCCCCGCTTGCATCCGTCGTAATGGTCGCAAGATCTAAAACTGGTACATTTTGAGTTGTAAAGTCATTTGTGACAGAAATGCTGTCTCCAATTGTGCCATCAACCGTTAAATCTGGTATTGTTTCTTCAACGGTAATAGTGAAGTCAGGATCACTATAGTTCGTGCTGGCTACCCTGTAAATCCCGTCGTTTCCTGTGGAGTTGTTCATTTGTATCCATCTTGAATCGGGAAAGATGCTTGTTAAGTCTCCATCGTCTGATATCACAAAAGTTGACGCTGTTACGGCATCAATTGAATACTGAGCCACATCTAGAATTTGGATGTTTTGGTCGTGTGCTTGCATTGCCACGCCTTCGGACGTTGACGGCCATAACTCGTTAGATGGGCCAATTGCCACAGTTGTTTTACAACCTGACTTATATGTTGCTGGCAGCTTCTCTCTTAATGCTTGCCCTGAGTGGACCACATGACCATTATTTCCCGTTTGCTTTAAATGATTGTTTATATTTTGATTCCTTTTTGCTCCCTCTTGTTTTGTCCTTGCAGCGTCGTAAACTGAACATTGAGCAATTAAACAATAAGTCTCATTTTCCGGAAAACTAGTGTTTGAGATAGTTAAGGCTTTTGTTGTTTCTGAAATATAAATATATTGCTCTTGTGCTACTGTGGGTGATCCCTGATTCAGTTCTATTGTTAATGGTGCGGTTGTTGTGTCTAGGGTGTAGAAATTGTTAAAAATACAAGTCAAGTTTAAGGTTGGATCAGAATTCTTTAAAGTCCCTGTAATTGTTGAACCGTCCGAGGTAATCAGAAAATCGAAGCTCTCTCTAATTGTGCCTATCCAAGCGTCGGCAAAGGTATCATAAATTGAGCTTGTCATACTGATTAATATCTTGCCGTTTGGAGCGGGTAGGTTGTTAAATGAACCGCCAACACTCATTGCCCATTTTGGAAATTCTGGCTTTGTATCTGTGGTTAAACCGTCTTCACCGAACCACAATTGAGCCCCTGCTGAAACATGACTCAAATCACCACCTACAACACTTCCAAACCTAAAGGCAAGCCCTAATTCTCCGTTAGGGATTAAGCAACATGAAATTGATAACGTCCCTTGTAGCCTTTCCCAGTATCGTGAGTCAGTTAAGTCTGGCGTGGGAACTAAAAACCCCCCACCAACATCAAAAGCCCCTTTTAAGTGCAATCCTCTAAAAGGCTGAATATCGACACCTGTGTCATTATAGTATAGAATATAAATATCTTGCCCTACTTTTATAGTACCTAAACCATTTGAGTATTCAATAGCGTATATGTCACCGTTCCACGCCAAATCACCCGCTTCTGTTAGTGTCATTGGTGATGTTGTGTTAAACTTGACACCTGAGGCACTAATATAATTAGCACCTAATAAAACGTCTTGAGTTGCTCCTGAATATGGAACTAGTGTTGATGGATCTACACCGCCCCCGCTTGTAGCAATTTTTGTTAGTGAATCAAAACCGCACCCCATTTTAAACCCCTTTCGCTAAAAGTAAAGTTACCGCTGTTCCTTCTCCACCCGCTTTAAACCAGACACTTCTCATGTGTAGAACGGGCAACCCTCTTCCTGCTGCTGAAGCGAAAACCCCCGCTTCAATATTCGAGAAAGTGATATTATCGGTATCGACACTAATCATAATCGTACCGGCTGGTACTTCGTATTCTGTGGCTGTCGTGTTGACTGAGGTTGTAACGACTTCAAACCTTGCTGAACTCTGGATTACAGCCCCTCTTACTGTTGGCTCTAGTTTTGTATCTGCCATTTTGAACCTTTCTTTTTTGATTTATAAATCAGGATCTAGCCTTGAACGACAATTCTCATGCAGTGGCGTTCTAGGTATGTTTTTTCCAGGTATTTTATTTATATCTCTATACTTTTTTACTGTCTTTTTACCTTGCGTTTCAGGGTTGGAAGTTCTTTTAATAGTCCTTGTTTCCCACTCCTCACCCTCATTATCTGAAGCATAAACAAATGAATCATTCTTTTGCAGATAGTCAATAGTTTTGTTGTATGTTTTCCAGTTTGGCACGTTTTTAGCTTCATCATTTCTTATAATGCTGTTAACATCATTATCAATCTTTTTTTGAAACTCGTTTGCTTCAACAACACTATATCTCTTGCCGTTAAACTTTCTACATGGATCAGTTGTCACTTTATCAATTACAGCCCTGAAAATGTAAGTTGTGATATCGTTCTGCTCGTATGTGTTTAAATCTGCTCTTGACCTTGTTTGAGTATTCTTAGTTATTAATGTTGTTTTAGTATGTTTGTTGATTCTTTTATTTGATTTTTGAAATACCGTTTTTAATTCTGCTGTGGCATCTTCTACACTCTCACCAGATTCCCAAAGCTCCTCAAGTTTTTTCAAACTTTGCTCTTGATCGGTGAGAGTTTGATATTTAGAAACAAACCAGTTGTCTTTATGCTTTAAAGCTTCAAGAGCCTTTTGGTCCACTTGAGAAAAATTATAATTCAACCCATACTTGATCTTTGATTCTTTAATAGCATCTAAATAAGCAACATCGGCAAATTTATTGTACACTTCTAACTGAGCAAATTCATTAACCATTTTTAATTCGCGATTCATTACTTCTTGAACCCTGTAATAGCCGTCTTTATTTTTATAATAAGCTGCAATAAAATCAGGAGCTTTATTTAAAAGCATATCATATCTTTTTTTATAAAGCTTTGCTATTTCGATCAACGCCCTTTTGATTATGAGGTTTTCTTTTCTACTCATTACCAGTACCAAAATCAACATTAAAACTCAAACTCTCTTTAACTTGCTTAAAATCGGCTGGTGAATACTCTTTTTTACCTATCTTTTTTCTATAATGATTCACATCATCAATGTTGCCCCTTATGATTAACTTGTCTTCATTTTGTATCTGGATAGTATCAATTTCTGTATTTTCCTTTTTGTCTTCAATCTTGAATGTGTCAAAAATTATTTTGGTGTTGTAGTTCGGATCTATGTATTTGAATACCGCATCATAATGCTCTTGTAAGAGTTTTATTTTATTATTGCCGTGTGTTTCAATATAGAGATTTATCGCTTCATTCTGACTTGTAGATGTTAGAGATGATTCGTTTGTTTTAATGCCTAAAAGCGTTGGGTTTGTTCCATTTCCAGCGAGTATTTCATCTCTATTTGAATCTTGAATTTGTGAGAAGTCTTCTTTTGCTGATTGAGCGGGATTCATGAACTCAATTTGACCCTCTGAACTTGAGACGGGAATCACTAAAACCTCACCAGCTCCACTCACTGAGGAGTTTAATTTTCTTTTCCATTCTGCGATATTTTGTTGGTCCATTTCGTTGTCAGGGTCAACACCGATCAACTTTAATACTTGTCTGAATTTTGAGCCACTTTCCAGCCAGCTAGTGTTGTAAGTTCCAATTAGCCTATTTGTTTTAATCCCTTTTGTGGCCTCTAAATATAGGATATTCGGGTAAAAATCAGACCTTGAAGCAACTCCAGAAAATTCAAAAACCTCTTGATTCGATTTTGTTTCACTAAGTGAATCGGGAACACTAAACCTTGCAAGATTCTTAGTATAATCTCTGTTTGATTCTAAGGTTTCAGGTTCGATATCTGCAAATTTTGCATCTGGTATAATTTGAACCCATTCATTACCTTTTCTGTTTGTGTATAAATATTTTGGCGAAAGTGGATACATCTTCACAACCTGATTATTGCTGAACGCTAACTGATCGAAAAAAGAGTAATAGATTGCATCATTGAAAAGAGATGTTGAAAGGTAGCTCATAAAACTAATCTTTCTATCTTTCTGATCGTATAAATTATTCTTTAAAAATTCAATTATGCTTTTTGCGTTCTCTTCATCTTCAAACTTGTAACCTGTTACTAAATTACTTTTAAATATTTGGGCTTGTTCGTGGTACGTGTTCTTAATTTCTGATAGAACTATCTTGTTGTATGTTGGGGCTACTAAATCAAGCTGTTTTATAACTTGATAGGTGTAATTATCTATAGTAGCCGTATTTGTGCTGTCTAATCCGAAAAAACTTATTTGACTCATAAAAACCCTTTCTCTTTTACATTAATATAATAAAAAAAACAAGGAATTTTAAGAGCAAAAACAAAAAAGAAATATAAAGGCTTTTTAAGAGCGTACTAGATTAAAACAAAATACTAGTATTTATTTATAAAATACTACTTGACAAAGGAGGGTTTTAGCTCTAACTTGTAATTGTAAACAAAATTAAACTAAATTTAAGAAGGTGGGACTTATGAATTATTATGGTGAAACACTTAAGCTTAGAGCAGGGTTGATGAGCATGGTAAGATTTGACAGCGTTCTTAATCCTGAAGAAAAAAAAATGAATAAGTTTATAGATGATTTTGTAAAATTATCTATAAAAAAAGAAGTGTCAAAAGATGATCTTGCTTTATTGATCGAGGATAAGAAAAGTATTTCAAATTGTAGTATTGCGGCTTGGAATCAACGGATAAAATGCATATTGTTTTCGTGTTTAGCCCCTAGCATAAGCCTAGATGATGTTGTTGATTGTTATCTGGAAAATAGCAGCAGGCTTATAGGCAAGGGTTTACTAGATCAGTTAGAGAGTTTTCTTGAAAGAAGACTCTATGCTACGAAAGAAAACTTTCTAAAACTAAAGGATTCTGGTGATTGGAGTGGTTTTGTTGATTATTTTGGGAATAGAGATAGGTTGTGTTTTACTAATTTCACGCTTTATGTCCAATTATGCAATAAGTATAACGTTAAACATAACGATATACTAAAAAATTTAGAGACTTATATAAAAAATGAAATGCATGTTTACCTAAACAAAACATCATTAACATATGCCTCACATAAAATAAACAGATCTGAAACCATTAAAGACAAAGAGTCTGCGATTCTAGATATAGCAAACTACGTAATAGCTATAGCAGAAAACAAAAAACCAACAAAAAAACAGTATAATATTAAATTTAAATTTTTTTATAAATAGGAGAATAAAATGAGTTTATTAGAAGATTTAAATTATAGACCAAAGCGAGGCTTACTAGAAAGGTTTGTGTTATGTAGAATACATAATCCTAAAAATGAACCTTCGTTTTATGATAAATTAAATGAGTTAGATATCATGAAAGGGTATACTAATTCTGATGTAAAGTATTTTCCTAAAGGATATTACTTAGAGATTTGGGCTGAAGACCTAGAAAAGTTTAAAAAACATCACTCTGTTTTAGAAATTATAGAGAGATATGATAGAAGGTGTTTTAAAAATTCTAATCTAGAAACAACACACCACATACAACCAAACGGAGTCGAAAATGAAGGTAATAACTAGTAAAGTAGAACGGAGAATAGAGCCCATAATAGGGCAAAAGTACTTACTGGATAATAAAAAAGTAGAGTGTATCAAGCAGGGGGACTACTACAAAAGCTTCCCCACCAATAAGTGTGATGAATGCTGTATGAAAATAGCGTGGTCTGAAGGAGGTATCATTTTTTCAGAATGTAGTTTTCCTAATGGTTATACCACTGTGTGTCACAAAGAAGAGAGGGAAGATAGCCTAGAAGTCATATTTTTAGAATTAAACTAAAAAGGATCTATTATGAAAACAGAGGAAGAAGCTGAAATAGTAAAAATGAACAAAATAATAGAAAAGACAGAGGTTGAAGTGAAGAACGTGAACACATCCTCATGGTTATCTGGAGAAAAGCTCTATGTTGATCCAGATGCTCTAGGAGGGTTAACGAATATTAAGCCAAGTGTAAACTTGTTCAAAACACCTGAAGACTATGATAACGCTCTACGCTTCGAATACGATCTTGAGGAGTTCGATATGTTTACATTCCCCGATGGGGACACAATTAGCTATATGGTCAATCCTGAGCAAGAAGCCTTAACCGTCTATGAATTTGACGGCATGGAGTTTTATGAGATAGGAGAATCGCTTGAGGCTCTCATCGATGAAATTAAAGCCGATGAAATTTATAGAAAGGAATTAGAATAATGAAAATAAACAACGATATAACAATTGAGCTTAGCCCTGAAGACTTGAGAAAAATAATAAGAGAGCATTATAAAAACAAGTATGATATCTCTTTAATCGGCTTTAAGGTTGATTATAATATGCCTTGTTGTGAAGCAGATTATAACGGAGAGTATTGCTACTTTTTAGACAAGGCAATTCTTACAGCAAAAGAGAACAAATGAAGATTCAAAAAAATAAAATATACCGTCACAAGCATTTCAAATACAAAGTTGAGGTGCTTGAAATTAGAGAGAAAACGGTATTGTGTGCAATTAGAGACAACACGCCAACGATGTACACAATACTAGAATTATTGATTAAAAATTTAGAGGAGATTTAGGTATGACTAAAATAGAAGAACTAAAAACTATTACAGAGATAGCGAGCGAGAATAAGCTACCTTACTACTCTGTTAGAAATTTTCTATACAACAACAAGCACCTTGACTTACAAAAGACGGCAATAACAAAGAAACTTATTAAATATTGCCCACACACATTTATAAGAGAGTATTTGAAGACTCAACAAGCAAAGGTTAGTGTGATTTTTGATACTAAGGACTACACGCACACAGATAAGGTTATGAAGATATTCGGTATTTCACAACAAAATTTAAAATACTTATACAACTTCAAGAAGTTAAAAAAACATATTAAGCTAGGAGTTAGAGGATATTTTTTCATAAAAAGTGAGGTTAAAGAGGCTCTAAGTAGGACAGATTTCTCAAAAAGAGGGATGTTAGCAGGTGGTAAAATCCCTGAAGATATTAAAAAATATGCCGAATTTCATGGTTATAAAATGTATAGCAATAAAGAAGAAGTTGTATTGAAAAAAAATAGAATGTCTATCCTTTATACATTTATAAATAATCAATTTGAAATTTACAGAGATAAAAAATACTTAGAGTTTCACGGCAAGGATTACTTTTTTAGAAATTATTACACTAAAGTTTGGAGCTAAGAATGTTGAATGAAGAAGTAGGATGTGTTTTAGATTTTGCTATTATAGTATTAATACTGGCGGGCTTAATAGGTATGTTTGTAATAACATTTAAAAAAAAGGATTGAAAAATGAAAGAATTTTGCTATGCTGTTAGTGCTACCCTAATAAAAGATACGAAAAATAGAATAAATATTATGACAGATTTAAGAAGAATCAAGGCTAATAGCAAAGAAGAAGCAATTGGAGTATACATTATGGAGGTCTCTGAACAATTCAAAGAGCATCAAATTTGGGTTAGGCCCGTTGCTATGCAAGTTTAATAATCCCAAGGGCTTAACGGCCCTTTATTTTTTACCAAATTTTAACATATAACTTATAACTCCATACCGCAGCGAGTCCCAAAAATCAATTCCCATGTTACTCTTATCCTCTTCAGGCTTACTCCTAAATCCGTCCAGTTTTGCATCATAAATTCTTGAGTATTTCGGAATCTGCATTTTTAATGGGTCTTGCTTTGTCTTCTGTTTAATCAAACTTCTAGTTATATATCTATCACTTGCACATATGAATATCTTAAACTCTTTTAATTTGTTAATTCCGTCTAAAATCAATGTCTTTTGGGCGTTTTCTGCCTTATAGCCTTGATTCTTTATAGCTTGAACCATTAACCCGTTTTGGGAATCCCAAAATTGGTAAACTGTTTTTTTAACACCCTTCTTTTTCATTTCCTTGTAGATGTCTTGCGGGTCTGACAAGCTATTGTCAAAAATAATATCCTTAACGAATACAAGTCTCTTTCTTAGGTCTATAAAAATATCTAGTAAAACTAATGGATCTCGGCCAACTCCAGAACTGAAATCTCCACCATTTACATTAATCAGATACTTCTTTTTATTGATTGACTTCTCATAATAAAGTTGCTGGTTATTTGTGAGCTTGTATTTTTTAATATTTGATTCAAGCTTTTTCTTTCTAAACTCTCTATCTGTCATATAAGCGAATTGTTTTTCACTAACAAAGAAATAGTTCTTGTTTTCTAAGAAGAATAAACCTTCAGTTCTTAAGGCTATTTCACCAAATCTTAACCGTCTATAATCATGCTCATCAAAGATTTTAATGGCTTCAAGTTCTGCGTAGTCTTCTTCAGTGGCAAATTCATTGTCATCTATAGTCGTTTTTAAAAATTCAATATTCGGAAATTCATCTTGATTCTGAAACATTTTAACTGTGTAGTGGTCTGTCTCGGTGGGTGGGTTCATTACTAATACAAGCTTTTTCTTGAACTCCATAGACCCGCATAAAGACTTTTTAACCCCACTTTGCCCCGCTCTGATTGTGTTTACTAAAGCTGTGTAATGTGTTCTAAGTGATTGCTCGGCCTCTTCATAAATATATAAATCATATTCAGAATCTTTTAGCGTTGCTTCTTTTCCAAGCATTCCAGTATATTCTATAGTTGAACCATTTATAAACTTGATTTTAGTTTCATTGTTCACTTTTACAAGTGCAGAAATACCTAGTCTGTTTATTGATTCTTTATAGTTTGCGAATGTTGTTTTTCTCATTCCTTCAGTAAAGCATCTTAATAATAGAACCCTGAGCTTAGGAAAAAGAACACAAGAAAGCATTGCAAAATCTACAACAAACCATGTTTTACCTGATTTTCTTGAACCCCATAAAAAAAAATGCTTCGTGAAATTGAAGCATAATTTTTTATAGACCTCTTGAGTTTTTAGCTCATAGTTTCCTAAATCAACATTCATTTACTATTCTGTCTCTTCAGTAAAGGACACTTTGACTGTCTCTTCGCCAACTTCTAAAGAACCTGTAACATTACCTCTTTTATGGCTTATTTCAATCTTGCTATCTGTGGTTACAACGACTATCTCCTTCGCAAAATTAACACCCTCTACTATCTTGGGAATATCAACCTCACCATGTCTTAAAAAATCTGACTCCAAAACCGAATGAATACTTTTTGTTGATGCTCTCACAACGTCGTTACTAACTCCCTCAATATAGCTCTGATAAGCCGGTATTGCTATGCTTGCTAGAATTGCAACTATTATAGCTACAACCAGCACTTCAATTAATGTAAATCCTTTTTTCATAAACCATTCTCCTTTTTATTTTTATTATTAAATATAACCCCTATTTCACACTCTCCAGTTTTTAGGATTTTTCCTATTACTAAAAATCTATTTTCTAATTCATCATTTCTATCTTTTAACTTCTTGAGCTCCTTTTCTAATGACCGGTTTTTCTGCATTTCTTCAAGATGTCTACCCCTCCAATCTATTTCGTAATTCATAAATCATTCTCCTGTTTGTTTTTATTTCTCAAAGCCTTCTGCAAAATCTCTTTCATCTCTTATAAGAACACAAGACCCCTCATGCAAACACGCTTTGCAATCGTTTTCCTTAAGACACGTTGCTATGTCTAGAGGTTGTTTGTTTTTAAGTCCTTTTATTGCAACTTTCAATAGCTCATTTGTTTTAATAACTTGCTGTTCTGCCTTTAACAACCTCTCTTCAATGCTCTCTATTTTTTCTAACAATATTAGTATTGATGGTTTTGGTGAGTCATCTAATTCTGAATAGCTCATCGTTTTCCCTCCTCTATTTATAGCAAATTCTTTTATGGTGGCAGTCATCACAGTTATTTTCTTTTGAGCAATGCTCTTCTTGAGACCTCAATCTTTCTAAACCCTCATGCATTCTTGTATTCGCTTTATTTCTTGTCTTTGTTTTTATTTTCTCGAAAATATCTGCTTTAAACCATGTTTTACCTGATTTTCTTGAACCCCATAAAAAAAAATGCTTCTCATTCTCTTCTTTTAGTTTTTTATTCTCTTTTTCAAGTTCAATGTTTTTCATGCTTAGCTTCAGCCACGATTCCGGCCAATCTATTTTATCCTCTTCTTTTATTTGATTCGACTTTCTGAGAAATAAAATATAAATACCATCATCTGTTTTTACTTGTAAAGCAAAAATGTCCCCGCTATCATCCCACACGCCCATGTATTCATAAGTTTGTACCTCAAGCCCTTTTTTATTACTTCCTGCAATTTCAGTGTGTATTTTTAAAACTTTGTCTTCTAATGTCCATTTGTTATCTGTTAGGGTTTTAACCCCCATTTTTTGTTTGTTCATTATATTTAAAAACGATTCGCCTATAAACAACTGCTCTCTCTCTTCAGTATTCATTTTTTCACCACTTTCTTTTCTTTTTCTTTAACAATTTGGCTCAATGTTTTACCATTGAAATTTACGTTTATATCTTTATTGCTGTCATTCTCTTTTAACTTGTAGTAGATATCTGCAAGTAGCCTTCTATTAGTTGTCTTACATTCAAGCTCTATAATTGTATTCCCGAACTTATCGAAGCTAATCTTCTTAATATTCTTAGTATCAACTTTGCTTAGATCTTTTAAAACTGGTACTATAGTTGTTTTAGTTGTATACTCGTTTGTTTCTACATCAAATATCTTTTTTTCTTCTTCAATAAAGTTATAATAGTTTTTATAATCATCCTCTAAAACCCTCCAAATATCCAATAACAATCCATCTTGGTTTTTCTGAATCCTTCTGTCTCTAGCTTTCCTTAATTGATCTAATCTAGTCTGTATTTTAGGTAATTTTAGAAGTTTATACGCTCTTTGTTCTGCTCCATTCTCACTATATTTTGATGCAATCGCCGCTTTTGTCCCGTTTTCAACCGCAACCATATTTTTACAAAAAAGTTCCATTTTTGGAGTTAAATTTTCCTTATTTTGCTCTTTTTTGTTTTTTTTTGCCATTTTTTAACTCTTTTTAAATAGTAATCACTTAAATATAGTGACTTTTTAATCATTTTTCAATGTTTTTAATCTATCTCCTTTATAATATGCTTCATTATAGCTTTCACCATGTCTTTTCCTGATCTTCTCTATATTGTACTCTAACACGTCCTTAACGGTTAAATTCACTTCTGCTAACACCTTCAAACACCAGTTAAAAACATAGCTATGATGTTGATGGTCAATGTAATGCTGAATCACATTTTTCAAATCGCACATAGTTGAATCGATGTTAAATCTTGACAGGTTCTTCATAGTAATTATTTCATAGTGAGCCAGATAATAAAAAACATCCCCAAACTCGGATAAATAATTTGGAATTGATTCATGATATTTTGCATCTGTGTACTCGGATAAGACTTCCCCAAGTTCACATATAATTTTTGAATCAATATAATTATATGCTTTCTGAAAGTTGTTGATATGAAACGTTTTGTTAGCCTCTACTTTATACCATGCCCATAGTTGTTTATTCATTTTTTTTCCTTCCATAATTTACAGCCGTCCCCCACAAAAACAACACCACCAGTAATTTCCAATCATAAAAATATAATGTTGCTGTCACCGCAACCACACCTAACATTATGGCGAGTTTAAACATCTAAAACCCCTTTCCTTGTTTCTTCATTTATCAAGCTCCACTCTTCCTTGGTTGGTTGTCTTCTTATATTGCAGCAACTACACTCCATATCTGTATATTTAGCAGGAAACGTGTGTGTTTTCTTCCATTCGTGAACACCTCCGTTTAAACATGGTGCTTTACCAGCCTCGTATGAAAAGCTAATTTCTGTGGTATACGTAAATGTTTTTTCGCAAGAATCGCAATCTTGTTGATATGTTTCATTTTCTCCATAACCATAACCATCATCATGATCGACTTCTTGCCACTTCAAGCAATATGGGCATTCGACATCTTTATTCATTTATTAAACTCCTTTATTTTTCTAAAAGGCTGATAAAAGCCCGCTTGTTTTATTATATTCAAAATTAAATCATCTGCACTAGAAAACAACTCGCTTTCTTTAAAAGGTCTATTTATTTTATCAAAAACATAAGAAACCTTAAACTCTTCTTTTACTAGAGAAGAGCACTCTATTTTAACTATTTTTACAACCGCACATTGAGCAATGTTCTTGTGTATAAAATAGAGAAGGGCGCTCACTTTAAACTTTGTTTTAAATTCCATCTAAAACCCCCAGTATTTTAGAGTTTCTGTGATCGCTTCAGGGTAATATCCAAAATAACCCGCTAGAGCTAAAACAACGCTCATAACTAACTTTTCTAATTTACCTTTTTTAACACTCTTACCTGTCAATTTCTGCAATTCTTTTTTCATAAATAAACCCCTTCGTTATAGTCAATTTTTTTCTTTTTCTTTTTCTCTTCAAATAAATCTTCTATTGTGTTGCTCTCTTTTTTATTGTAAATAACCCGCCCATCTACTGCTAAATATTCTAAATCCTTTATTGTTACTATGCCTCTTTCATCGGAAGAAGTATAATAACAATATAATGTACCTCCTGTTTGCTGCACGGACTCGCAAGTATAAATACTCCAAGCCACTTCGTTGTGCTTGTTAATGCTTTTTGCCTCAACCTTAATCATAATAATTTTCCTCTTTATTTTAGCCATAAAAAAAGACCCTCCGTGGTGGGAAAGGGCCTATTTTGGGGTGAATATGAGCACTTGAAAAGACCCACCACAACCCTCTTCAAATGCTCTCTATTAGTTTAATGCTAATTCTTACTTAATGCAAGTCTTATTCTTACTTTTTTTCAACATCTCTTAACCTGTCTTCATGGTCACTAACAGCACTTTTTAAAAACGCCAATGATTCGCTAATGCTTCCTAGATTTTTAGAAATATCTTGTTTTATTATTAGATCATCTCTTAGTTTGTCATCAATCTTAGATAGGGTTATCTCTTGCCTTGTTGCCTTCCTTTCTTGATTCAACTGTCTTACTTCATAAATATCCTTAGAAACCTTCTTTTCAATTGCTCCGTCCACTTTATCGTCGTACCGGCTATAATATATAAAAAATACGCTTAGCACGGTACACAATAGGGGAATCCAAGTATTAATGTTTTTTTCTGTTTTTTGAGTCATTTAAAAGCCTTTTATTTTGAAATATAAGGCTTCGTGACTCTTTTTTCAATTTATTTATAATTTAACTTTCTTAAGAAAACCCCACAGCAAAGAAGTTTGTTCTTTGTTTATAGAGTTCCAGTCGAAATTGTTTAAATCTATTTTTGTATGACTTTTAAGCTCGTTGTTTTTATCTAAGTTACCATTATCAAGTTCATAATCAAGAGCATCTACCACTATATGAATGCCTCTCATTGAAAAATCATATATAATAGCTTTTTTTAAGTGCTTGACCATTATTATTTTATAAACATTATTAACCCCTTTTTTTTCTGTCCTGCTGATGTTATTCTCTGTATAAGAAACACGCTTTAGTTCTATAAAATATTCTTCCATCTTTTCACCTCCATTTATTTTAGTTTTTAACCTTTTTTGGCTTATAATTGTTCAAATCTTGCCTTTCTTGTATAAGATTAGAGTAGTCATTTAGAGTCATGCTTATTTTATTACATACCTCTATCGTGGTATTGGTAGTAATGCTATTACAAAACCGGAAAGAGCTTGTGTAACCTATATTGTTATATTCAAACATCAATTTAATTATATAAGGCTGCTCTATTATGTATCTAAACTCAATATTGCATTTAGATAATAAATGTTTAAGGTAATCAAGTTTAACACATATCAATTTATAAACAATGCTATTATCTGATATATTTCTAAACCCATAAGGCTTAGAGTTGTAAAACCCCATTTTATTAAGATCTAGTTCTAATTTAATATCATTGTGAATATTACAATAATCTTGTATTTCGCTTGCCGTTAAAACCATTTGCCTAGCAATGCTTTTAATTTTTCCTCTTAACCCCACCTTTTCACCTCAATTTATTTAATTATTTTAGTATCGTATTTTGCTCTTAAACTTTTTCCTTCTAACTCTTTAACATAATTAACATTGCTTAGCCTTTCCCACATTCGACCACCGACTAATTTTTTTATTGAATTTGGGGACTTATTACAAGTAACAATTACAGCCCTCATATATTCATACCTCTTGTTTATTATATTATACAGCAATTGCTTTTCCCAGTCTTCTAAATCCACGCAAAAGAAGTCATCTATTAATAATAAATCAGCTTCGATGCATTTTTTAACATAAGCTAAAGCCACGGGAATTACCCGCCCGGATTCACTTATTTTATTCCTTATATTTGTTTTAAATTCTGAAAAATCCACTACAAGTGGTATTTTTGATTCTGTTTTGTCTTTATTTGCCGTTACAATCATAAACTCTTTTGCTAACGCATAAACAAAATGTGTCTTTCCAATTCCATAACCACCACTTAAAATCAATCCTCGACCGTTAAACGTGGCTTTCTGGAGCAATCTAAAATATTCTGATAGTGTGGTATCCTTTAGAGAGAAATCGCTTAATTTGGCGTATTTATACCGTTTCGGCGTGTTTAACCTTGAGAAGATTAAGTTATAATTAGTTTCTACTAAAGTTTTTTGTATTTTCTTTGGTTTTGCTTTAGCATTTGCTAAACAAGATTCTAATGCTCCTGATAAGCCTCTCTTAACCTTGCTTTGCCCTGCTTTGTTTTTCTTTCTCTTACTGTCACTAATTTGTTTTAATAGCTTTAAATCATCCATTCTTTAGCCTTAATTCTCTTTTTTAGTTATAATCCGATTCTAATATCATGCTTTTCTTAGGTTTGTAGTAATTAGCTTTGTAGTTACCTTCACTTTTCTTTTTCCATTTTCTTAAGGCTAAATTGAAGTTTTTATACTTGTACCCTTTTAGCTCTATTCCTTCATCTAACTCCTTAATCATCTCTTTTAGATCTTCAGTTCCAAATTCAGATTCTAATTTTTCATATTCAGATTTTGTTAATTTTACTTTTTCATACTCACCAAAAAGGAAAAATTTTTCTTTTTTACTTTTTTTCTTTTTATCTGTCTCTAACTCTATCTCTTTCTCTAACTCTATCTCTGTGTTACATTTTGTTACAACACTGTTACATTGTAACACTTTCTCGTTACATTGTAACGTTCCCGTGCCTGACTTATTTCTGAATTTCCGTACACGTATTGCACTTTCTGTCTCTTTTCCAATATTTTTAATTGTCTCATGAAAAATAAGATCTTTGTTGTTAATTACTTCAGCTAGACCGCATTTTTCTAAGAAAAAGAGAGTTGCTTCTATGTGTTCTTTCTTTTCATCAATCTCTAGCTCCAACTCTTCGGCCAACGTCTCCTCTATGCCATCAAATTCTATTAAACCTTCTTTTTCTAAAGATAGCAATTGAAGTTTTAAATATATGAGTGTGTATATTTCACCCCCTGCAACCTTGCGTAGTTTTTTCATTCTCTTATCCTGAAAAAAATCCTTTTTTAACTTTAACCAGAAATATTTCTTTGACAAATTAAACCTACTTTCTTAGTGAGTTATTTGTAAATATTAAAAGCGTCTATTTTCTTTAACTCTTCTACTAAACTTCTTACCAAAACTTCTCCTACTTCATCTGAATGTAAGCTTATTTCAACGTTTTTATAGAAGTAAATATTTTTTACATAGCTATTTGGTTTAAAAAATCCGACCGTTTCTGGTACCGCTAACTTATCTATGCTTTCAGAAACATCTAGGCCATTTTCAATATTGTAGAGGGTTAATTTTTTTTCTAGTTCTGAAAGTAAATTACGGCATTCATGATGCTTTTGCAAAATTTCTGACATTTCTTCAATAATCTTAATATTTTTTTCCATCTTTTAACCTTTCTTATCTACTTTAACAATATAATGACCTAAACACACGCAGTCTTTCGAGGGTTTTTTGGTCCAATTACCCTCTTTATCTTTGGCCCCTTTTTTTGCTTTGTGAATCTGGTTTTTAAAGCTGGATAAAGACAGTTTTCTTTCTTCACACCAAGCCCGTAAATTTTTCACAGGCTGGTGGTCTATTAAGTATTTGATTTTCATTTTGATCCTTTTATTTCAAGTTTTTCTGTTAACTTTTTAAACTCTTTTCTCGCTTTTTCTATTGTACTAAATTTTTTAACTAATGTAAAATATTTAGGAAACCCCTTTCCTCCGTTATTACAGCGAGTCCCGAAAGAAATCTTTCCTCCGTAATTCATTTCTTCTAATTCCCAACTGCCTGACGTGCTATAAGTACCACCATCTTCAAACCCGCTCTTCTCTAGCATCTCTATGTTTTTCTTTCTTTCTATATCTCTTGCTGTAAAACCATCACAGAATATTGTCATAAGTCCCACCGATTTTAGTTTAATTATAATTGCTTTAAGTAATCTTCAAAAGTTGTTTTAGTGTTTGTTAAATATTTGATTTCTTCTTTATCTGTCTCTTCTAATAGTTCGTTTTCTATGTAATTTATTTTAGCTGTAAATTTCTTTACAGCTTGCTCTTTAGTTAATAGTTCTACGTTCCCATTGTTGATACTTGTAAGACCGTCTTTATAGTCTTTTAGGAATAAACCCGCAAAACCTTCTTGTTTAGTTAATTCAGGATTAATAAGAACTGTGTTGTTTATGATAGCTACTTTATAATTTAACATTCTCGACTCCGATTTGGGTTAGTATTATTGCTTACAATTACAAGTTAACACAAAAAGTACGCCTTGTCAAGCGAAAAAGTACGCTTTTATTTGTTTTATTTGTTTTTACCTAGCAATTTCTTAATGTCTTCTATACTCCAGAAATATTTATTTTCTAGTACTGCATGAAGATTCTCTGTTACTTGTGTCATCGAAAACCCAAAAAAACCAAAGTTTCGAGATACTTCTTTTTTACTCTTAACTTCCTTTTTTAAGCCTTCTTTATTGAAGAGAAAGCCATTTATATATTCTACTATGTCGCCTTTTCTAAAGCCTAAAATATCGCTCTTTGCCTCCCATAAAGCCCCATTTTTAAAGAAGTCCATTTTTCCTCCAATTTTTCTTTTTTAATATTTCTAAATATTGGTGAATGTCGAATTTAATAAAGCTATGTTTTGCATCTATAAGCCATCTTTTATACAAAGAATACGCTTCTATAGATCGTAGTGGTATTTCTAAGAAATCTGATACATCTTCTAACAGTAGACAGCATTTAGTGATAGATTTACCTTTTACTTCTTTTTTACAGTAATAAGCATACTGCTTTAATCTTTTAGTAGTGTTTGCGTTGTTCAAAATGTATTTTAATGTAAATACAGTCACTTCTCTCTCATTATACATAATGCCCTCAATTTTAGTTAATTTTTATCAGTTAATCTTAAGTTACAGTTAAAACAAAGTTAAGTCAAGTATTTTTTAATAATCTACTACTAGTACTTTATTTGAATAAAGTACTTGACAAGGGAAAGTTTTAGTATTAGATTGAAGGTATTGAGACAATTAAGTTTAATTAAAAAAGTGGTGGAATTATGAAAAATGATATGTTAACTGAGGCGGGTTTAGTGTTTTTTAAAAACACTAAACTATTAAGAACGAGGTTAGAGGAGAAATACGGTATTAAAAAAGGTAAATATAAGGGGTATTACGTCCTTTTATGGAAGTATAATCACTCATGGATGTATACTTATGATGACATTAAGAGTAAAAAGTCATTTGAGATAGTAAAATACAAGAAAGATTTTCTAAAATTTTTAGAAAAAAGAATACCTCAAATAGAGGAGCGTATAAAAGAAATTGAAAAAAAAATCAAAGCTTTTGATAAAAAAGAAATAAAAGAAGTAAAAATATTAGATGATATTTTACTCCAAGCTTTAAATCAATAAAAAAATGGGGGAATTATGAAAACACAAAAGGAACTAATAAACGAAGCTGACAACTTAAAATATGATGATGCTCGGTGGAGGTGGTTTTTAGAAAATGGATGTGAGCCTGAAATGGGTGAACTTGTAATTAACAGTAGCGAAATAGGCATTAAATTCATGCGAGATGGCTGGCAAAAATGGGTTATGTTTGAATATAGTTGTAATTCGCCCGCTCTCTGCTCGATGCTCGATGCTGTTAATGTAAAATATACGCTTGATTAAAGAAAGGTTAATTATGATAGAATTAGGCTTAATGGAAGCAATAAAAAAGAAGTTAGAGTTTGTTTGTCTTGAGGAGGTAGAGCATATTGAGAAAAAATACAGTGATTTAAAGGCAAGGTCTCAATGCACTGTAAACCATAAAGGTCAAAATTACACGGTTGAGAATTTAGAGAATAGAGTCTTTTATAGAGTTCTTAATAGTAGCAAGGAAATCTTAGGGTATTTTATTTAAAATTCGCTTGACAAGAGGGTTTTAGCTTTGTACCTTAGTACTGTCTTGTAATTAAATACTAGTATTAAATGAATGGAAAATACTAAATTAAAGGTGGTGAAAATGGAAAGATGTTTTTTAACTGACGGGTCGAGTTGGTTTAACGCCGATAATGCTGAGCATTATCAAGCAAGCTATGAAAATGGGTTTTGTCTGAGTTCAGGAAGTACTATACAATACGAATCTCTTTATTTAACAGAGTCAAATGTATTCATTTTAAAGAAGTTTAGTGTAACTATGCCAACCATAACAAAGTATAAGAGAATCACAAAAGAGGAGGCCCTAAAGTGGTTTTATGCAAATGAGTACTTAGTTGAGTTTGTCCCTCAAATAATGATAGATAAAAAATCATTCATGAGTGAATATGAAGCGTTGATTGAGAAAACAGAAATTTAAAAAAGAAAGTGGTGGAGAATATGAGCATACTAGAAGAGTATGAAACCCAAAAAAAAGAAAAAAATTGCCTTCATTGCGGATTTAAAGGTATTTGTGAAAAATATCAAAGTCTTGTAAAAATTGCTCTATACGTCAGACTTGCAGGCTATAAAGAAGCTGATATTTCTTTAAAAATGGGGCAAGATTGTAACAGGTTTGAATATTATCTAGGAAGTAAATTTAACTAAAAAGAAAGTGGTGGTGGAAAATGTCAAATGATATAGCGAAAAAAGAAAAAAATGAAATGACTGCACTGATTGAAAACTTACAAAGAGAATCCGAATATGCTCTTGAGGTGTCGAGAATTGATAACAACTTTGAGAGAATGATTAAATCAGGATTAGTTATTAATAAAATCAATGCTATTGTGACCCCTAAATTCGTTAAAACATACATTATGCCCCTTCAAGGTTCAGTTTTAGGATTTAAAACAGACAAAGATACTAGTGGCGGGTATGATATTAGTGTTGTCACAAAGGTAACTAAAGAGGCTTTAGCCTTAGGTCTTTTAATGAATGGGAATTGTGTGAATATTATCGGGAAAAATCTTATGGTTGTCAAGAATGGCTTCCAGATGAAAATAAATGAGCTACAAGTTAATGAAGATTTAGAAATTTACGATCATAAAGTATTGAGAGATGCTGTTAAGGCTGAATGGGATAGAGGTCAGATTGTCAAGGCTGGCAAGGTTGGCAGAATACAAGCAAAAGTAAAATTAACATGGACTGTAAATAAAGAAGAAAAATCTAAAGTAAAAACGTTCTCTTGCAAGTTTAATGCGGGACAAGATGAGGATGCCACAAACGGAAAGATAGAGCGAAAAGCTTTAAGCTGGCTATATCACGAAATAACCTCAACCACCTTACCCACGCAAGACAGCGAAGAAAGAGAAGTTGAAGATATTAAGGAAAGCGATGTTGAAATTATCAGCAACGATAAACCACTATTAAAGCCAGTTGAAAAAAACGCAAAGCAAATTTTAGAAGACAAGAGGTGTCCGATAAATATTGGAGACCTTCAGGCATGGACAAAGAAAATGCAATTAAAAGATGATGAAGCTTTTGGGATGTTAGAAAGCCATCCTGAACGAATCATTTCACAAGTTATGAACTATTTAGATTCAATCAAATAATGGATCATCATAAATTCGGGGCATCTTCCTTGGATGCCCTTGAGCTTTGCCCCGGAAAAGCAAATCTTGAGGAGTCCATGCCCGAATCAAAAAATAAATATAGTGAGAGTGGTAATAGATGCCATTCAACTATGGAAACAAACGACGTAATAGACTTGACAGAGAAAGAAATTGATTATGTCGCAATTGCAAAAGAAAAAGAAGTTGAATATTTAGAAGAAATAAAAGAAACACATAAAATAAAAGAGCTCTTAATAGAACAAAAACTGAATCTCTTTTACGGATATGAATTATTGAATTTTGGAACGGCTGATAAAATAATATTAACAGAAAATAAAGCTTTTTCCATTGACTGGAAATTTGGGTTTGAAATATTTTCGATCTACTCAAGGCAATTTCAGTCATACGCAATTGCAATAATGCAGTTGTATGATGTTGAGGAGGTGGATATTTTTCTTTGTCAACCTACTAGAGAGTTTTATAAGAGAATTACTTATACAAGAACTGAGTTGCTTGAAAAACTAGAAGAAATTAAAATTATAATAGACAAGGCAAAAAAAGAAGATGCTGGTTGTATAGCAGGTGAAAAACAGTGTAATTATTGCAAGGCTAAACTGAATTGCCACGCTTATATGAGAAAATTTAAACCTGCTGAATATCAGAAAAATAATATTGCTGAGGTTGATGATTCGGAATTATCAAGTCTCTATGATGATTATTTAATTATTAATAAAATAGGTAAAAAGTTAAAAGCTGAAATTGAAAAAAGAATTAAAAACAACGGATCTTGTGGTAAATACAGTATTAAAAAACTAAAAGGCAATAAAGAGCTTAAAGATATTAAGAAAGTCTTTAAAAAACTTAGTGGCTATATTGATGAATCCGAATTGTTAAGTTGTGCAAAGTTTTCTTTAACAGATATCAAAACCCTTGTAGCTCCAAAAATCAAGGCTGAAGCTGAAAAGATGACTAAAAAAGAGTCAGAGGAGTTATTTTTGAATCTGATAAGCGAAGAAATTACACACGGTAAAAATAAAGAATCGTTAAAGAGAGGTTGATGATGTTTTTACTATCAAAAAATGAAAATACAGCATCTATTAAAGGACTAAAAGAATTAAAAGAATTTTTGTATAAGACTTATCAGAAATATTTAAGGATGTTTTCCCATGATAGAATGAATGATATGTTTGATGCTAGTGTTGAATCTTGCGAAAAAATAATAAATAAAAAAAATAAAATTAGAATGATAAAATTTATTAAAGCGTTGCAAAATAATTATAACGCTAAACACTAGTGTATTCTTGTCTTAAAATAAAGGAAAATAATGAATAAAGAATATATAATCGTTTCAAACTTCCCTTTTATGGGTGGTAAAGTTTATGCCCATAAGGGAATGTTATCGGTATTAACAAAAGAACACGCCTCAAGGTTTGTGTCAAAAGAGGAGGCTGAAGCGTTTTTAAATGAACCAGTAAACAAGGGCCGCTACGTAGATTATTCAATAAAAGAGGTGGTTTAAGATGAAAGAAGAAGATATTCAAAAAGCCGTTTGCCAGTATTTAGACTTAAGGAATGTTTTATACTTTGCTCCTATGAATGAAAATGTTTATTCCGGAATACTAAGGCATTACATTCCAAGATTAGCAACTAAGATTATTAGTTCAATAATGAATAAAGCAAAAAAAATGGGCAAGAAAAAAGGGGTTCTTGACCTGTTTATAATGCAATCCAACATGAAATATGGAGCTTTAGTTATAGAGCTTAAAACGCCTACGACAAAGCCGACACCTGAACAAATAGTCTGGATAAAAAGATTGAATCAAAATAATTATTACGCTACTGTTTGTCATTCTGTCAAGGAAGCTATAAGTATAATAGAGCTGTATTTAGATAATAAATTATGATACGTGTTTCACTTAAAATAAACGCCTCTGTTATTTTGCTGGTTAGCCTTATATTATATATAAATCTTAACGGGGGTGCTTTTATGGAGAATACTTATTTAATCACGTCAATAATTTTTTCGGGAATGGCTGTTATGCTTAATATCATAGTTGTTGCTTTGCGGTTCATTTTTCATAATGACAAAATTATAGAGCTGAAGGTTGAATTAGAAGACAAGAAAAGAGAAGTAAACAAGATGTATTCTGAAGTTTACTTCATTCAGCAGGAAGTGAAAGAGCTTCGACTAATTAAAGAAGAAGCTCAAAAAAGACTTTTAGAAATGGGCGTTAAGAAATTATCTTAATGCTCTTAGAAAATAGTTGATACCTACTGCTGAAAAAGTTCCAACCGCAGCATAAAGAAAAAGGTCATATTTTACGTTGTTTTGATCAAAATCAAAAAGAACATCTGTGCTTGTATTTGTTATTGTGTATGTGTCAGCAGCGATCGTAGTAGTCCATTCTTCAAGATTAGTTTCATTAATAAATGTTCCAGTGGTGTTATTGTATTTTCTTAGTTTAAGAATTAAAGTAACTCCCCCTGCTCCACTTGAATGATAAAAGCTCCCTGTAAATTTATTCAAAATCGGAGCATTGTCAGTCCTTGAGCTTGCAGGCATAACCATAAATTCATCTGTAATGGAGTAAATGTTCTGTTCTGTAGCCGTTAAATCAATGCCATTGCCTGTAAAATTTACCCTCAACATTGGGAAAATATTTATATCTCCTGAAAACTCAATACTATTTGTCTCAATATTATTAACATTTATCAGGTTGTTACTGTCAATATCAATATCTCCGAGGCCGTCGGGAGCTAAAATACCACTGAAAAAATTATTAAGATTCATTTTATAAGTTGTTGGATTGCCCGCAATATTTGCTAACTCTATTGGTAGATAATGCGTTGTCAAATCAAAGTCTTTTGTTGTTAGTTCGTTTAAGTACTGCGTTATGCTTTTGCCTTCACTCATAATTTCCCACCTTTTTATTCATAATATTTCATTAAAGTTTCACCATCAGAATCATAAACTTTTGTAATGAACTCCTGACTTTCTTCATACATAGTACTCGGATTCACTATTTGCCTTCTATCGCTTGTCTCATGGGCCGATTGAACCGAATCAAGAGATATTATCACAGCATTATAATAAGGCTTGCCGTTGTCTCTCAAGGGCGTTATTGTGCAATTTGTTTCATGTGTTATTGAATCATCAATATCTTGCTTAAATTGAACCACTTGCCCATTTAGATCAATAAACTCTTGCATATCTTCAGATGCTATTTCTTGAATCTTGATTTTAAAGTTGTAAGTATTGCCAAAGCTTTTTAAATATCTTTTACCTGATAAATTAGAAGTGAAAAGAGAAGATACTGGCATTAACTCCCAGTTCAACAACATAACATCATAGCCTAAATCTATTAAATCATCTCTAGTTTTGAGAAAAGATGACTCTTCAATCTGGAAATTTCCTATCATAAAATTTCTCTTCCTATTCCGTTATTATAAATATAACCAACTTCCTCAGTTGTGAAATGATGTTTATCAAGAATAGCAGGGTTACAGATTGAACCGTTAAAGTAGTTATTTGAAACATCTACGCCGATAAAATCATCCCCGACATTAGCATTAGTACCAAATCCATCATATTCAGTTTCAACCCCATTTACCCACATTGTGGGATTGTATTGTGTATCTTGAGATCCACCTAAGACACTCATATATGAAATTGAAATATGATTCCACTCGTTCATGACCAAGGTGTCAGTTTTTGCCATTCTAGCATTATCACCAGTTGCCCCATCTCTAGCTATTTTGAATCTTGTACCATTATTAACAAAAACAAGGTTTATTCTATAGTTGTTTAAAAATAGAATCGCTTCATCACTTGTAGGTAAAGAAGAAATCTTAATCCACAAGCTTACTGACCGTGTACTTGATCCTGCTATTCCTGTTAAACTAGCATCTAGATACTCAGAACCGCTAAATTTTAAAGCTTTGCCGAACAATCCCGATTCAGTCATAGTTGAGAGATCTGTACTAGCTGTGAAGTTGTTTAACCCTTTAGAGTCTACACAAGTTACACCACTTGTTTCACTAAATGAATAAGCATTTCTTAAAGTACCCAACCATGAACTCATTCCATAAACAATATTACCGCTTACACTTAACGCATCAAAGCCATTACTAGAGCTATCTTTCATATTACCATTAAATTTATAATGAACCACCTTTTCCATATCAGTAGATGCTAATGGGAACTCTTCACCTCTCATATACGCAAGTGACTCCTCTCTGTTTATTTCTCTATTAGACGTGTTTACGTAAATTCTAAAATCACTAATTTCACCAATAAAATTAAGATTTGTTGAGTTTCCTTTTCTGAATGTACCAAAATAAAACCACCCATTCCCGGGTATCATTTCTGATAAGTCGTTGAAATCTGGCGAGAAAGAAGAACCTGAAGCCCTATTGTCATCAGCATCGTATGCGTAAGTATCACTAAATGAATCAAAAGTACCTTGTATGTATGTTGTCAATTTGTCATATCTATTTGCAATCCCTGTAACCTTCCTTGAGCGAACGTCCGATTCTTCATTAACCCAAGTTAATTTTATATTATCCTCAAACAGTGTTGATCCTGCGTTATACCCCTCTAAATTATTAGAAATACAGAATCCTGATGCATTTAACCATTTTATTTCGTTAGAGAGTCTCCACGGCCAAGTTCCTAAACTCATTATTGCACCACCTTCGTTCTGTGCAATATTAGACTTATACAGAATGACAAGTTGTGCTGTGTGGTAGTTTTGTAATTTACTTACTAACGCAGCCGGCAAAGGTATTGTTTGAGAACCGTCTAAATAAATCGAGTTAATGGGTGAAGTGTCTACTTCAAAAACACCCGTGTCATTTATCCCTAGAACGTCAAATTCAAAGCTAGAATATTGATAGTTGTTTAATATTGTAGCTTGCTTTGTTTTAATCTTGACACTTTTTGATTCATTTTTAAACAGTTCATTAAAGATAGGTATTACGTCTTGATCTATAAAAGAATACCCAAAGCCATCAAGACAAATAATTTTATTGATATTTGAAAGATCTATAACTAATGAATCTTGAATATTTTTAGCAATCAACTTTATATTACAATTATAAATACCTTCCATATTTCGGTGCATATATGGCATAACGACAAGCCAGCATTCTATATAATCAGATTCGTTACTAGCATAAGGATAAAATTGGACCAATTCCCTATCATGCTTTAATAAAAAAGTAAGTGCAGCAGGTATGACAAACATTTAACCCCTTATTGAATTTTTTTCAACTATTCGGTTATCAATTAAAGATATAGAAAAATCTTTATTATTGAAAGTGCATTTTCGAGCATTTTTTATATCTGAAAATCCTGACTCACCCGTAAACTTGTATTCTGTTTTATAGTACCCTGTAGGAATTTGATAATTCAGTTTTACGCTTGTATCTTGAATAATATCGTAATAAGAAAAGTACCTGTAATAAGCGTGGTAATAACCGGCTTTTAATGTGTATTTTGAGCCGTCTTTACTGAATTTTAAAGGCGTGAAAACATGACTTAAATCTAAATTATCAGGGACTTCTATTTCTGTTATATCTAAATCCTTTCTGTATTCATACTCAAAAAAGGTTGTTGTTGAATCAAGGATTTTCATTGCTTCTTTTTTCTTCTCAATAAATGTTGGCTTCTCGCTGTAATAAGTACTATCTAATTCTAATACTGGATTTAATTCGCTTTGAATCGTGGCAAGATTGAAAAATTCAGGATCATAATATTTATTAGTGTCAAAAGTGTAATCTGAGACAACCTTCATAACAGGAAGCGACTTTACGATAAAATTAGTTGAATCCGTATTATCAACTTTAATAGTGAAACAATATATTTTTTGTAGTATTTCTAACAGTTCTGCCGGTTCAACACTATTTTCATTAGCCCACAGCAAAAAGTCTTCATTTATGCTTATATCTTGCCTGAAAACATCGGGAATTCCTACACTAAATTTTGTGTCGTAATGATATGATCTTGTGAAAGAGTCCTCTGTTATGGTTGCCGTTTCACCTATCGCAAGCGTACAAATCATAGCTAGTAAGGTGTGCATATTGTTTTCAATAATAAGATTAGAACCATCTAAGAATGAATCTAATAGCGGGTTTGGAATATAATCTTGACTATCGTTTAAGGTTAAAAACCTTTTGTCTTTTAAACTCTCAAACTCACTCGTTAACTGAACTTGAACGTGTGTGTCTGTATATTTGATTTCTGAAGCTGTATAAATATGTAGATTGTCTTGGATAGCAATTTTAAACACATCATTTTTTTTTACTAAATAAGCACACCCGATTAGTAAAGAGATTTTTAAATTCTGCTTTGAAAAATTCTGTGTATAGTCAAGATTTCTGTCTGAAACTATAAAGCTATCTAAAGAACAGTATTCAGTTATATCTATATCATTATACAAAACAGTTGAATCAAAAAAACCATTAAGAGCCATTATGTGTTCTCCGTAATTATTCCGCCAGAACCGACTAAATTATTATTACTATAATTGACAGCTGAAGCAACTTCAGAACCATCAATCACAACATTAACCTGAATAGCTTCTCTAGTTGTATTGTTAGTAGTGTTTGTGGTATTCTGAACAGTGGAGGTTGAACCACCATTTTCAAAAGGAATCATATCAGCCCCTCCAAAATTAACGGCATCAAGCTTATTAACACCTATTTCTGCTGTTCTCTTTTTAGAGAAAAAATATTCGCCACCCTCAAAGCTTTTAAAAACAGATGGTTCATCTCTTGTTGTGAATTTAGTGTCATTTCCTGAAGCATGGGAACCGCCCGATGTTA